ATTACAAACCAGCAAAAGCATCTGGTTTAAGTCCACAAGAAAGGAACAAACAAACAAGACAAGGTGAAGCAAAACTACGGGATCTTGTATTACAAGCAACTGGTAAGAAATCAGAGAAAGAACTTAAGAATCGTTACACTTCTCGTTGATTGCTACTTGGATCGTCTAAAGTGTCCCTATGGTATAAGCATCGGAGACCCCCCTACAATCCCCTACAAGACTATGGAAACCGTGAATGTGCCTGTATCCACTCTGGAGACCTTAATTGGTGATCTTGAGAGTGCTCTCAAGGTGTGCTATAATGTAGATTACCAATCAGATGATCACGAGAAATCTTCACCTTATGCGGTTGGATATAGTCGTGCTGCTATGCAAACAATCAAAGATCGACTTACAACTCTGAAAACACAGAGCAACAGTAAAGACCTACCATTTTACGATTTCTGAAACTTTATTATGAGCACACAAATCCAACTTCGTCCTCACCAAGAACGTGGTGATGTTGCGATGCAGCAGTATAACAAAGGTCAACTAATCTACCCGACTGGTGGTGGTAAGACCCTGAATATGATTATGGATGCTGTTCGTGAGTTTCAGTCTGCAACTCCACAAACCATTGTTGTTGTTGCTCCGCGTATTCTGCTAGCAGAGCAACTCTCCAGTGAGTTTCTGGAGCACATTGTTGACCCTATGGTTCGTGTGCTTCATGTTCACAGTGGAGAAACTCATCACGAATCTACTACAAATCCTGCTGTAATCTATGATTGGGCAGTTCAAACTTACAAACGTCATCGTATCATCTTCACTACCTACAACTCTCTGAATCGTATTCAAGAGTCTGGTATTGATGTGGATACAATCTACTTTGATGAGGCACACAATTCAGTCAAACGTAACTTCTTCCCCGCAACGGAGAACTTTGCTGCCAATGCAAATCGTTGTTATTTCTTTACTGCAACTCGTAAGACTTCACTCACTCACTCTAAACCAGGAATGAACGATGTTGATGTCTATGGCAACATCATCTGTCGTGTTTCTGCACCTGAACTTGTTAAGGGTGGATACATTGTTGCTCCCAAGATTATAGCAAAGAAGTTTGAAGTTCTGGACGGCAAACAAATCACTGCCGAGTGTGATAGTAGCAATCTGATGGAAACTCTTGACGACATTGACTGCAAGAAGATCCTGGTTTGTGTGAAGTCTGCAAAGCAACTCATCAACCTAGTATCACAATCTGATTGCATCACTGAACTACAATCTCGCGGATACTCCTACCTTTATATCACCTCAAAAACGGGAGCAGTGGTTGACGGTAAGAAAGTGGACCGTGAGGTATTCTTTGATACTCTTAATGCTTGGGGTCGTGATAGCAGCAAGAAGTTTGTTTGTCTTCACAGGTCTATTTTGAGTGAGGGAATTAACGTCAGCGAATTAGAGGCAGTCGTCTTTCTTCGCAATATGGATGTGATTGAACTCACGCAAACTATCGGTCGTGTGCTACGCAAGGGTGGCAAAGATAAGGTCTGGGGTCTATGTGTAGTCCCAGTATATTCCAAGGTGGGTATAGCAACCGAGAGGGCACTTCAGGGTGTTGTTGATGCAGTCTTTGAGAAGGGAGAATTGCTGGATTCTGTTGTGAGGCGGTGAGTCTCACAGTAGACTCAAGTCCACCACTCAAGCAAAAACGTGATTTTTTGATGATTCTACCACAACCGACCTATGACCCATCCACGACATCCAAATCACCGATTTATTGGAAAGTATAACAAATGAAAGGATTTTTGATTGATAATGGAGTTTATGCTGCTGTACCTTTTGTGAATGGGTACATTATCATACACAACGGGCAGCAACTTGAGAAACTTTGTAGGACTGAAAGTTCCGCAAAGAAATATATTGCTGACCACAAGAAGAGTCTAACTCAAGGACAACTTCCCTTGTGATACCTACTTGGATCGTCCAAAGTGTCTCTATAGTATGAGCATCCAAAACAAACATCAAGAACATTTTGAGGACCTAATCCTTACAGGTGATCTATCTGTGCTGGATTTCTTCAATAGTGAGTATGAAGTTTCACTGAAGATTGATGGTTCTCCTGCTATAATCTGGGGCACCAATCCTGCGACTGGAAACTTCTTTGTGGGCACCAAAAGTGTCTTCAACAAAGTTAAACTCAAAATCAACGAATCTCACGAGGATATTGATGCAAACCACAGTGGGAATGTAGCACAAATCCTACACTGCTGCCTGGATAGTCTGCCTCACACAGAGAACATCTATCAGGGTGATTTTTTGGGATTCGGTGGACTTAATGTCTATACTCCTAACACGATTACCTATCAGTTCCCTGAAGTTGTAACTCAAAGTATCATCATAGCACCACACACAAAGTGGAGCACTGATGGTGAACTTCGTGATGCTTATGTGTCTGGTTCTGCACCATTCTTTAATGATACTCAACACGTCAAGTTTGTGCAACCATGTGTAGACTTTGTTCGTGTAAATCCTCTTCGTGTGGATGTTGATGATGTTGTGTTCTTGAGTGTAAAGGACGCAGCAGCGGCACAGATTAAGATTAACGCTCTCATTCGTGAAGGCAAGGAGTTGACTTGGTGGGGACTTGGAGACATTCTTGGTTGTATGAACCTTGCACATTTGTATCTTACGATGATTGAGATTAAGGAAGACTTGATGGATTGTATGATCGTCAGTGATAGTCCAGTAGCATACATCAACGGTAAGAAGATCGTTGGAGAAGGTTTCGTCCTCAAGAATAGTAGCATCATTATGAAGTTGGTGAACCGTGAAGTCTTTGCCCATGCTAACTTCAACCTGCAAAGATCCTGATATTAAAGTTAGGATCGTCCAAAGTGTCCTTATAGTATGAGCACCAACAAAATGACTTACTCAAACCTATCCAAAATCAAAACAAAGTTTAGGACTAAAGGTAACGTTACAGGAAACTTTGGTGTTCCAAAATCTAAAGCAGGTTCACCCCTAAATGATATTGGTGTAACAAACTCAAAAGTAGTCAAATGCACCACACAGACAGAATATCTTTCTCGCCTGTATTATGCGTTTGATAATACCACAGACACTGAACTTCGTAAGTTTCTCTATCAACAAATCCGCTCCATTCACATTCAAAACAATAACTGGTAAATGAAACATCTTATTCTACTTCTACCATTGCTACTTGCACCTGCTCCAGTAATGGCACAACAGACAAACATCTATGAAGTGTGTAGAACTTATCAAGAGAACTATGCTCCTGGTTATTATGACCAGTATGGTAACTATGTGCAAGGTAATGTAAGAACAGAGGCATACAATACTCGTTGTGGAACAGGAACATATTATCGTCCTAACAATCAACAAAGAGCACCTTATCATGCCACACCAGTAACACAACCTCGTCGCACTTGTGCCACTTCTTCATTAGGTGCAATCCTAGGTGGAGTTGCTGGATATGCTGCCACTCCAAGAGTTGCTGACCGTTGGTATATGATACCACTTGGTATTTTGGGAGGTGGAGTTGTTGGAAATGCCCTCTGTTGATAGCAACTTGGATCGTCCAAAGTGTCCCTATAGTATGAGAACCAATCAAACCAAATGACCAGATACGATGTCCGTTGCGGACAAGCACCTTGGGAGAACACTACTACCGACCTTGATAGTGCAATCGACCTTGCCTATTCCTTGTCTGAAGATTATCAGTGTGATGTGAACATTCACTATAACCACACTGGTACAATCTACACCACTGTTTCTAACTACTGATTATGGTACTTCCAACTCACAATGCAATTTCATTCACTTCTAAAGAGGAACATCAAGCAGCACTATATGGTGCTTGTCTGTTGATTGTGAACACTTACAATCAAACTGATATGTTAGACTTCTATGAGCACAATGGTGTAACTCCTTATACCTTTATGACTTTTGCCCGTAACATTCTCAATCAAATTGCAGAAGGTAATTAAAATGAAATACATTGTTGATTTATATGTTGGTGGTAAAGTCTTCAAGGAAGAAGTACAAGCAAACAACCAACAAGATGCCCGTTATACAGCACAAGCACGAAATCCTACAGCAAAAGTAATCGGAGTGAATGTAAGTTTCAAGTGATAGCAACTTGGATCGTCCAAAGTGTC